TTTGGGTTAGTCTTGTTTACTCGCTTCTCTGATAAATTATCTTCTACAACCTTAAAGGCTTCATCAAATGATTTAAGTTCCATAGTTATTATTTTGATGGGTCGTAAGCCCAATTTTTAAGTGATATATCTCTTTTAGAAGGGCATCCTTCTGATGCTGGTTCTCCTTGTTCTGCTCCTTTCATTCTGCTTACAAAGCTGATTGTTCTGTTAGCATCTTCTATGTCTTTAGATGTCCACTCTTCTTTGCTCTTAGACAACAATCTTAAATTCCTTTCTATCGGTGCTCTGTCTAAAGATGCTTTCTTTGAACATTCTGTTTTAGACCAGGCTTCTAATTCTGCATATCCCATGTTAGTCACAGACTTGTACTTAGAGTAAACCTCATCTAACTTTTCACTCTTGCTCAAAAAAAAACCTTCGTTCTTCACTGGCGGTATATTGTAATCTCCTTGTTGTTGAGCATCTCTTGGGTCTTGCAACATAGTAAGCTCATCGATAGGTAAGTAACCTGCTGGGATAAAGATTTCATCCATAGCTGGGTCTTCAGAAGTATCGTAACGCATAGCTGCTCTTTTCTCGTTAGGGGTAATCCACCAAGATTGAGATAAGATACCAGAAAGCTCCTTCATATCTTCTTGTAACTCTGGGAACACAGTAATATCGAAATCGATATAGTAACCGTTTCCAATTTCAGCCGCAAAGAATCTATTGAAAGCATCACGAAGTGCCACTAATTCTGGAAGTACTACTTGCGTAAGCATTTCCTTCTTAGCTTCTTTCATGTTATTGTAAGTCTTGTTATCTGGGTCGTTAAATAACGCAGAGTTTACACCGTACACATTACAAAGTTCTCTAAGGGTAACTTTCTCAGATTCTAAAAGCTGAAGGTCGATAGGGGATAAGCCCATGTTAACCCAACCTAATTTAGCACCAGCAATCAAAATCTTACCAGCGTTCTGAACAATTTGTCCTTGGCTCTTAGTTCCGTACTGATTGTAGAAATCTTCTTTCAACTTACCAGCTTCTTCTTGTCCAAAGTTATTAGACTCATCAGCATACAATATACCTTTAGGCCCTTGATTCTGTAACATACCAACAGATGTATCTTTCGCATCGTTGCTACGCTGAACAGTTCTGTAAGCAGCTTGTAATGGGCTAAGTCCGTATAATTGAGAACCATTAGTGTCGAAGTAAGGGTTGAAGTATTTTAGATGGATTACGTCTTTCGCATCTAAGAAATCCCATCCAACAAGTGTAAAAGAATAACCTTCAACCCCATTGATAGTACCATCAGAAATGATAGCCATGTATTGCGGAGGGAGCACGACTAATTCTTGAACCTTACCGTTTTCTAATCGGTTAGCCCATACAAAAGAATTGCCGCAAATAAGTTTATAACCAATAACGCTTTCAATGAACTCAGAAAGAGATTGATATTCGTTTGGTTTTTCTAATAAGCTATTTAATGGGGAATCAGCAATCTCACTTACAGCCTTAACTCTCATTAACTCTGCTTTCGCTAAGTCTTGAGTAGTAGTTGAGTTTTTAGTGAGTGCTGCATATCTTGTAAGGGATTTCTTATCCTTTACTTTGTAAACGTAAAATGGAACAGTTGATACAGTTTTTGATATACGCTTAATGATGGCATACACCTCACTATTGTTATCGTAATCGTTTACGAATTTTCTTTGATTAAGTTCTGGGTATAAAGTTCTTCCAGCAAGTAATCCTCCAAAATCAGCAAATGGACTGGTAACTTGTATCATTCCATTAGGAGCTTGTGCCTTTTGGTTAAAAGGGTTAATGGCTCCGAATATGTCAGTTAATTTCACGCTATATGATATTTTTACAAAAGTAACAAATTTTTAGCCTATACTACCCAGCCTCTTTTTGGTTTGGCAAATTTTGAGTATATGGCATACCTCATGGCATCCATCAAGTGGTCTCTAAACTTAACTGGTTCATCCAACGTATTGCCATCGTTATCAGTTTTCCATTTATAGTTTTTAAACTCATCCAACAAATCTAACGAATCGCTTTTAACTATTAGTGGAAATGACTTTACCTTGTTGATACCAGCAAAAACATCTTTAACGGCACTTTTAAGGCTAAATCCAGCCTTATTAATCTCAGCTATAGTCTTTGGTTCAGCAGCATCAGCAAATATCTCTGTACGCTTGTCAAAGCCAAAAGACTTTAACCTATCGATAAGTAGTGATGTAGACATTTTAGTTTCGTAGATGAGTTGCTCCACAAACATCTCGTTGTCGAAGTGTTTGATACGCACCAGTGCGGTTTGATTGTTGTAGCCAAAATCCAGTCCATAAAATATTTCCCCTCCTTCTGGGAAGTTTCGTCTGCGTTTCCAATGGGTATAAATAGTTGCCTCTGATATTGCTCTTTCACCTAAACCATAAACTCTCCAATATTCATGGTCGGCATCCTTTAGTCTCTCAATCTCCTCTACCAAAGATTTCTCAAGAAATGGGTTGTCTTTGTAGGTAGTAATGGTAAAGTCAGCATCTTCTCTGGTAATTACCTTGTCGTATATCCAAGAATAGTAATCTGAAGGGTTATAGTCAATTACAATCTTATCTGTGGTTCTTAGTGCTAACTGCATCCAAGATTCGTAGTTTACCTCGTTGGCCTCGTTAATAAACAAATAGTTTCTTTTACGACCTCTTATTTTTTGTGGCTGGTCTGTAGAGACAAACTCTACGGTATTGCCTCCTAAGAAGTAAAGATTTTCTGACTTGTTGTGCTTTTCTTCTGAGTATAGGCCATATTTCGACAGAATTTCTATAAAGTCTCTCATTACTGAGCCTTTTATGGATGGCAACGATGAACGGCAGATAGTTAGTGTCTTCCCTTTTTCTTGTAGCAATTTTACGATAAACCAGGTCAATACATTGTAGGTTTTGCCAGACCTTGTTCCGCCTTGCATAACAGATATTTTTTTCTGGCTGTTTTGCAGTATCTCGAAAACGATGTTGGTGGTTACGTTCATAGGGCATTAGGAAAAAATTAAAAAATTGGCTTTGGTAAAGCGAAACTAATACTTTTTGGTTTTATAGAAGGTAAGCCCCTAACATAAGTCAGAAATGGCGTTTTTTGACACATATTAAGTTTACCAATAGAAAACTTTACTCCTCGAACTCATCTTGGTCGTTCATATCTAACAACTCTCCTTTGCTATGGTCATATAACGGAATCTCTGGTACCTCGGAAGCCAATGTGGCTGGAACAGTAAAGCTGTTATCTTTCTGAGTATCGAAGTTTATTATATTCTCATCTCCATCGAGCTGCTTCTGCAAGTTAGGTAATTCTGATGGCTTCACTACGTTCACCGTAATCTGCTTCACCACATCCCCTTCATGAGCCACCTCAGTCTTTTCAATGTACCCTCTTCTCTTTCCCTTAGTTTTTAGCAAGAACATCGTAGCCAAAGTATCACCCTTAGTAATCCTCTCCATCAACTTATGCTCACCCCAGTCCAACATAATCTCCTCTGGCTCTATTTCAGCCAAAGCCTTCTTAAACTCGGTATCATTCTTCATCCAATTCTGATACATTGTCCTACTAATCCCACACGCTTGACAAGCTATGGTAATATTTCCAAAATTTTCCCTATAAGCAATGATAAATGCTTCTTTCGTTATGTCCTTAAACTCTGCGTTCATATTATCTGTTTTTGGTTGGCGTTCTAATAGACACAATACTCACTACCTTATCTACCTTGATGTTGTTAAACCCAAGCCAGTTGCCACACTTCCTACACTCATACTGCACCTCCCTAATCTGACTGCTCCAAACATACTCCTCCTGGACAACACCACATTTGCACTTATAGTTTCTTTTTGCACAAGTATCTTTCATAGAAGTCAAAGCTACAACTATTATACCAAAACAACAATACAAAAGTTAAAATTGGTGAAAACAATGTTTTATATCAAAAATGTGAAGGGCACATTGGCGTTGTAACATTGATTACACGAAAAAACAAGGTAGGGGGTATAGTGGTATAAATTAACATATATAAGTAGTTGATAATCAAGTATTGATTTGTCTTATAATTACCATTATGTTAAATAGGTAGCTAATTGGGATAGGTTAGTAACTTTATTTATGAATACTATTTGTTAGTCTGTCATTTACGGAACATAAGCCCTAAGCCGATAATTAATAGCTACCTTATTGGTAAAGTAGTCCGCATATAATATAATATACATTATTTATTCTAAACTATATTATATCTTATATCCTATATTATATCTTATATTATATATTATATATATTATATAATGTAACTTATATTATATAATACATACCAGGATAAATAACCTGGTCAAATAAGTTTACCAGTGGTAAAGTACCTGGTCAAAACTATTTTGATATTATTTTACATATTTTTATCTTATTTGACTTTTGTATTAATTAGATCCCTATCTTTATATCCTAAACAAAACAAAACATATGCAAAACTTAAGCAACTTTCTATTGATCTACTCAATAGTATTATTCATTCTTATTTTATCAAAGTCGGCTAAACTATTAACAGACTATTTACTAACTAAAATAAAATAAAATGATAAACTTTATTGATCTTATGATCTACTTAATTATTGGGACTATACTAATTACCTTAATTAAAACAATATTACAAGAACTAACAAAATACAAATAACAATGAGAAACAAAACAAAAGAAAATTTTTATCTATTCTATAAAATAGAAAATAGTGACTTTAAGTTCTTATATAAAGTGAGAGAATGTAAATTACCTGAAAAAACAAAAGAATATAAAAAGTTAGAAAATTGGTTTAACCAATCAATAATTAAGTCTTTTGGATATTGTAACCAATACTATTTCAATACTGAAAAAATTGACTTTATAGCTCCTAATTTAACATATTTAAAAATTAACTAAAATATCTATTTATGCAAACTTTACTACAAAACAAACCGCAAAACAGCTACAAACCTATTAAGAACTTACTTAGTAAAGGATCAACAAACAGTAAAACAGTCAAGAACGATCTAGAAACGTTTATCCTTTATCTAGCCCCCGCCAATACTTTAGAGGGCTTTAACCTTTGCCCTTTTGCGTCTAAGGGTTGCACGTCCTCCTGTCTATATAGTGCGGGACGTGGTAGGTTTTCAAACGTTCAATTATCTAGAATAAACAAAACTAAGTTTTGGGCTTACGATCGATCTAATTTTTATATTCAACTAGCAAACGAAATATTATCTATTCATGATAAGACAATAAAGAAAGGTATTAAAATTGCAATACGTTTGAACGGTACGTCCGACGTCGATCATTTATATTTACTAGAACGCTATAGCGGGATCAATTTTTTAGATCCTTTCTATAGTAATTTACTTTTTTACGACTATACAAAGAACCCCAATATTATTTCTAGATATAAAAATACTAGCTACAAAGTAACTTTTTCTAGATCTGAAACAAACGAAATAGAGGCTAAAAGGATCTTAAAATTAGGGGGCAATGTAGCTATAGTATTTCAAGATCAATTGCCAAAAAAGTGGAACGGTTACAAAGTTATAAACGGAGACGATACCGACTTAAGGTATTTCGATCCTGTTAATGTAGTGGTAGGGCTTAAAGCTAAAGGGGACGCTAAAAAGGATAAATCGGGTTTTGTAGTTAGATAGTAGATAAATAAGGTAACCTTAAAAAGTTCCCTTTATCCTTTGCCTAATTGGTAGGTTTATGCGTTCGATCCGCACAAAGGAACAAACCAAAACAAAATAAAATGAACATTTACGGACTAAAGGAGCTAATTAACGCAATTGAGAAACAAAACAACCCAAACGATCGTTATATGCTCGAATTTTACAAAGATCTATATAACGAACAATTGCAACAAATTGCGGATAAAGTAGCAAAGGAACTAGAGGAACAAAGTAAAAAAAGTTGGTTTGAACATTTAGCAAGATAAAGCCAAATAAGACAGCCAAATAAAATTTTAATGATATGATAAGCTAAAGAAAAAATATAGCCAAAATAAGCCTAAAAATAGGCTTAAAATTGATTCTTGTATCGGTTTAGGTATCGATATGCAATTTCCAGGACAAAAAGCCTTTAAATTGACGTACCCTTATGCCCAACAAAAACCCAACAAAAAACCCCAAAAACCTTTGGCAAAAACCTCTAAAAATCCGACAAAAACCCAATAAAAATTTGGGATATTTAATATTTTTTCACTAATTTTAATTTATAAACACAACACTATGCAAAAAACAACTATGACTTGGTCATTAACAAACCAAGCAAAAAACCCTGAAACAAACGAAACCGTATACACATATATGGATTCAGTTGGTAGGATCTTTAAAATGGAGTCACATCCCAAAAAACCTTTTACATACTTGACTCAAGCAAATGAGTCAGTAACTAAAAAAGAGATGACAAAAATCTTGGATGGCTATATTAAAAATGCAATAAGACAGCACGAATTTATTGGTGGATTCCAAGAGGCAATATCAAAAATCACAATTTAAAAATACAACTATGTTAAAGCAAATCTATTTAGAACTAATTAGAAGCGGAGTAAACCCAAGAGATTACACATTGGCTAATGATGTTGAAGAAACAGACGGTCAAATTAATTTAGATAAGGATTTTTATATACAGATAGGCGATTCCTATTTAGTACTATGGAAGTCTGTAGAAGGTGGAGAGAAATTATTATTTGATATTAATATAGATCAAATAGACAACACAATAGCAGTTAAGCAATTTATCAATAAAGTAAAAACACAATTAAACTAAACAAAATGAAAAAAGTAGTAATTAGCACGAGAGCAGTATACCATAAGTATGCTGAAGTAACAATCGAAGTCCCTTTAAATATACCTAATGAGGATGTTGATGAATGGATTGCAAACAATGATAATTTTAGTGAAGAACTTGATCAAAAACTTTCAGAAGCTGAATTTCAATGTGGATTTGGGCTTGAGGGTAATATGGATGAAGTTGATCAAGAACACGAAACAAGATTTGACGTTTATAATTCTAAAGGTGAAATCACTTGGGGAGGACATTGTTAAACATATAAAAAAACCTATGGCAAAAATTCTAGTGGCTTGTGAAGAAAGCCAATCAATTACTAAAGAGCTTCGTGATTTAGGTCACGAGGCTTTTTCTTGCGACATTCTACCTTGTAGTGGTGGACATCCCGAATGGCATCTACAGGCTGATGTTTTTACGATCGTTAACCAAGGATGGGATCTAATGATCGCACATCCACCTTGTACTTATCTGTCTGTAAGCGGTGCAAGGCATATGTATAACAAGGATGGATCTGTTAATGTTGATAGATGGGAAAATCAAATATTTGCTTTAGATTTTGTCCAAAAACTTATGGATGCTCCGATCCCACGAATAGCTATTGAAAATCCTGTTTCTGTTATATCGACAAAAATCCGCAAACCCGACCAAATTATTCAGCCATATATGTTTGGTGATGAGGCTACTAAGACAACTTGCTTATGGCTCAAAAACCTGCCAAAATTATTGCCTACTAAAATAGTTGATAAAGGTGAACGAACTGTTTTTAAGAGTGGTAAATCACATCCTAAATGGTATGCTGATGCTTTATCTAAGGCAAAAACTCCTGCAGAACGTAGAACATTAAGATCAAAAACCTTCCAGGGTATTGCCAGGGCAATGGCGGATCAATGGACTAAAAATCTGTGACAAAAATCTTTCATAGGCAAAAATCTTTTACCATTTAACAAAAATTTAGCAAAATATTATTAAAATATAACAAAAAACCTCTAATTTTACCAAACCAAAACAAAAAACCCATGCACCAATTAATTACCTTAACCCATCCAATGAAGTGTGCCATAACTGGCATATACATTGACAAAGGCGAACAAGCCTACTACAATCACGAGACAAAAAACTGCATACATCCCTTGGAGTATGAGTCAAACATGAGCAAAGCTAAAATAGGTGACCCAAAAACTTATTTCAGTCGATTATCTAAACTAAACACCAAAAATCCTTAGATATGCCATTTTCTACTTGCTGTGGAGCTCACACCAATTACCCAGAAATTAATCTATGTCCAGAGTGCTTAGAGTATTGCGACTGGGAGGATGAAGAAGAAGAAAACGAAGAAACAACAACAACACCAAAAAACCCAAATAATGACTAACCTACAATTTATCGAAGAACTCGACTTTTTATTAAACGAAGTATTCTATTACACTCGACAAGACGGAATGATTGTCTCTGGAACAATGTCTAAAGATTATGATAAGGCGTATTCAATGTACCAAAATCTAATCAAAGGAAATCCAAAGAGCCAAGAAAAAGTATTATTCCAGGTACTAATCCCATCAAAATAAACAAATGAACCAAAAGCTAACCCTTGAACAAAAAAAGAAAGGCATCAAAGAAGAGTTTACTTATGTAAACAGCAACGGCAGAATCTCAAAACAATACACCTATAAAGGCATGATTATCAAATGGGATAACATGATACTAAATGGTAAATGGTTTTATTGGAGACATAGCTATTACGCTTCTCTTGATGCTACTATACAAGGAATAGACCGTCACTTAAAAATTTATAACAAAAACAAATAAACATGGACAACCAAGAAGTAGAATTAGTAGAAAAAACATTGACACCTATTTTCCCTTGTGAGTGGTGCTTTAAATTTGGCGATAATGAGCCACAAGTATTCGCAGCAACTAACGAGAAGATAGATGGCCAAGAACCAGCTATTAGATTAGTACTTGCTAATACGGAAGAAACAACTGTAACATTCCAAGACGGAGATAAGGCATTCACATTATTCTGTAGACCATTAACAGAAGCAGGACAAGTATTAATTAACCAAAACAACCAACTACAAGATGATTCAAGTAACGGATTATAGAGCAATGCTGAGACATGGAGATATGAAAAAAATATGTGCTATCACTGGACTTTCACCTTATCTATTAAAAACAAGATTAGATAAGCACGATTACGAGACAGTTGAGATAGTAAAAACTTACTACGCAAACAAATTAGAAGCACTAAAAAACCAAATTAATGACTATAGCGAAATTTAGAATGACACGCAAGTCTTTACTAAGACCAAAAAACTATGAGGTAGATAAGGCAATAGTAGATAATGTAATTAATCATGCGGCTAATGTTTTTAAGATAAGGCCTATTATGGTTACAAATAAAGGTAGATATAGAGACAATGTTCTTGCACGAAATATGTGCTTTTATATCCTTCATGTTCACTATAAACAAAAATCTGCACAAATAGCACCTTACTTTAAAAGAGATAGAACTACAGTTTTACATGGTATTAACACTTTTGCAAATGATGTTGAAGTAGTGCCATATTATATGGAAAAATATCAAGAAGTAAGAAAAAAGATTAAGGTACCTAAATTATATTCAGACAAATAAAAACAAACACTATGTATTCTACATTCCACGAACTTTCAGAACAAGACAAAAAGCTATTTACAGCTAAGATTTTACATGAGATTAACTACAACCAAGCATCTTACAACATGATGCAACTATTAGTTAGTTACTGGGATAACAATCCAATCATGGAAGTTTCCTATTTTAATCAACCATTTAACACAACCAAAAAACTAAATTATGAGCACAGAACTAACTAATCAACCGAGGTTTGATTTAATCAACTCAGACTCTATGCTAAACTTATCTAAAGATTTAGCTAAACTTATCAAAGAAAAAGGATTGTCAAGCAACATTCAAGGAAAGCAATTCGTTAATGTTGAAGGATGGCAATTCGCTGGAGCTTCTTTAGGGTTAATGCCGATTATCACAGAAACTACGGACTTAACTCGAAGAGGCACAGAACCTGGTCAAGTAGAAATTAAGTACATGGCTAAATGCGAAGTACGAAATATTAATACTGGTCAGTTAGTAGCCACTGGAGTAGCAATCTGTAGCAACTTTGAGCATAGCAAAAAAAGATTTGATGAGTATGCTATCTTATCAATGGCACAGACAAGAGCAATAGGTAAGGCGTATCGTAACTTACTTGCTTGGTTAATGAAGGCTGCAGGATTTGAAGCTACACCAGCAGAAGAGATGGACTTTGCACCAGCAGAGGCACCTAAAAAACCTTCTCAGACAGTACAAGAAGTTGTAGCAGAAATAGTAGAAGAAGAAGAAATTGATATTGATGCTATCAAGATGGAGATTGCTAAGTGTACTAAAGTAAAACAACTAACTGATTTGTACTTTGGATATAAGCAATTATTTGATAGTAACGAAATGTTAAAGAAGTTATTGTCTATGAAAAAAGAAAACCTAACCAAAAAATAAAACTATGAGTTTAGAATTATTACCAAAAGTAGAACTTAGTTCTATCGAACCATCAAAGTTTAGCATTGAGTTGTTAAAACAAACTATCGTACAGCATTTCAGAGAGACTGGAGACAATCCACTTGAGATGCTTGTTAAAGCAGAGGCTATCATTCAGCTTTTAGATGGCATTAGAGCCGATTTAAAGGAAGATGTAATAGATATACTTACAACGCATCCTCAAGGCAAAGCAGAGGTCTTAGGAGCAGAAGTAAGTAAGTTTGAATCTGGAGTAAAGTATGCTTATGATGGCGACTATACTTGGCTTAAAATGAACCAAGAATTAGAAGCTATTAAGTTTAAGCAGAAAGAAAGAGAATCATTACTAAAGACAATCAAAGAACCATTGGTTGACCCAGAGACTGGTGAAATGATTTACCCAGCTCCTAAGTATAGCACAACTACATTTAAAATCTCACTAAAAAAATAACATGAACCAACCAACAATGAACAATGAGCAGTTTGCTCTATGGGTAGCTTTAAGTCAAGGTATGGACAATGCTCTGTTTCAAAGAGCAGATGACATTCTAAAATGGCTTAACAAAGACATCAAAAAACCTACAACACCTATTACGCCTAAAGGCAAATAGTAAACTTATACCACCTCAAGATATTAAATATTTTATAACAATAAATAGTAATTAGGGAACTTGGGGTGGTTATTTAAACTTTATCTATGAAAACATTTGCTTTTATAACATCAATAACTTGTGCTACTGTTTCTCTTTATTTCGTTATTAAAGGCGAAACTTTAGAAGCAATATTATTTATGACATACGCCATTTATAACAAATTAGACACAAAAAATTAATTATGTATAAAACACTAATATTTATCTATGAGTTAGTAAAGTTTATACTAATTTCATTACCCTTAGCATTTACGATACTATTTACAGCAAACGTTATTTACGAACTAAAACGCATCATTAATGGGATTAGATTTGGAACCAAGAGGATTCGAGAACTCTATTAAGGTTAGAATGATTTACCTTGATAACAAAGAAGAAGAACAGTTTATATCAATAGCAGCAGCTAACAGAAAGACCAACATTAACGCACAAGCAATACGAGAAGCACTTAACCCACTACAAAAGAAAAGATTTACCTATCAAAATCGATTAGTAGTGTTTCGTATTA